ACTTTTAGCGAACGGCTGGCAAGCTGGTCCGATCTTCGTTGCCAGTGTTCCACTGCCAATCTTGCTACCACCGTTACTATCATTAACCAATGGTGGTTTAATACTCCTTGGACGCCTTACCATTTACACTGGGATGATCAATCATCCTGGCCAGATCCTTGGCAATTATTGGATGACAACTTGTATTGTTCTCTTGCTCGCGGGCTTGGAATCCTGTATACTATAGCAATAGTAGATCGTGAAGATCTGCAGAATGCGGTGTTGGCCGAGGTGGGTAGCGACAATTTAGTCCTGACAGACAAAAACAAATATATATTGAATTGGGACCAAGACATTGTCGTAAATATCAGCCAGGGTCTTAAAAAGACTCAACATCAGATTACACAAAACCAAATAAAACTACAAATAAAGTAGGAGTAGAATGAAGATTATAACAGTTGTGAAACGCTCAGGGCGTAGAGAGCCATTGGCATTGGAAAAGTGGCAGACACAAAGTGCCAAAGTATGTGCAGGTACAGCAGACGTAAGTCAGAGTATGGTAGAGATCAAGGCCCAATTGCATTTTTACGATGGAATTACTACTAAAGAGATTGATGAAATTACCTTACGTGCCATAGTTGACCTCATTGACGTAGAGTCAAATCCTGATGTGGGCCATACCAATTATCAGTTTGTTGCGGGCAAGCAACGATTGAGTATGTTACGGAAAGATGTGTACGGAAGTTATACGCCACCGCACCTGTACGAAATAGTAAAAACCAATGTGGCCACTGGGTTATACACGCCAGAATTGCTGGAGTGGTATTCAGAGGAAGATTGGAACCGCATGAATGACATGCTGGATCATGCCAAGGATGAAATGTATTCATATGCGTCCATTGAACAATTGATAGAAAAGTACCTGGTCAAGAACCGTAGTACCAGACAAACATATGAAACTCCACAGATTAGATACATGGTCGCGGCCGCCACTGTCTTTCACGCAGAAGAACCGAATGCGGCAAGAATGCGTTATATAAAGGAATACTACAATGCGGCCTCTGATGGATTATTTACTCTTGCTACCCCTGTGCTTGCTGGTCTCGGTACCCCTACTAAACAATTCAGTTCGTGCGTACTCATTCGCAGTGATGATGACTTGGATAGTATTTTCGCTAGTGGTGAAATGATGGCCAAGTATGCCAGCAAACGTGCTGGCATAGGTTTAGAGATAGGCCGACTTCGCCCACTGGGCTCACCCATCCGCGGTGGTGAAATAATGCACACCGGCATGATCCCATTCTTAAAGAAATGGTTTGGCGACTTAAGAAGTTGCTCACAAGGAGGTATTCGTAATGCAAGTGCTACTGTATTTTATCCCATTTGGCATCATCAGTTTGATGATCTTATCGTACTTAAAAACAATCAAGGAACAGACGAAACCCGTGTCAGGTTCATGGACTATGGGGTTGTTCTTAGTGCATTCTTCTGGAGACGATTCAAGAACAAAGAAAACATAACATTTTTTGATCCTAATGAAGTTCCTGACTTGTATGAAGCGTTCTATCAAAACACAGAACGTTTTGAAAAGCTCTATTGCGAATACGAAAAGCGCAAAGACCTAAGAACAAAAACCATGAGCGCTGAAGAAGTATTCAAAGGCGGCATTCTCAAAGAACGAACAGACACCGGACGTATCTATCTTGTGTTTGTAGACAACGTGATGAAACAAGGACCATTTGATCCCGAGTATCACACCATTTACCAGAGTAATCTTTGCTGTGAAATTCTTTTACCTACTAAATCCTTTAAACGTCTGGATGACGAGTCTGGCCGTATTGCACTTTGCACACTGGGCTCAATCAATTGGGGTGCGTTCCGTAACCCAGAAGACATGCGCCGTGCTTGCCGCATACTGCATCGTAGCCTCAATAACATTCTTGACTATCAAGACTTTCTATCCATTCAATCTAAATTATCAAACGATGAAATCAGACCTCTTGGAATTGGAATTACTAATCTTGCCTACTGGCACGCCAAGCGAAGTTTCCGTTACGGAGAGCGAGACTCCTTGGCTGAAGTCAAGACGTGGATGGAACACCAAGCCTACTACCTGACCGAAGCGTCAGTTGAACTGGCCAAGGAACGCGGTCGTTGCAAAGACTCGGATCATACACGTTATGGCAAAGGAATCTTTCCGTGGGAATTACGTGCCAAGGGCGTTGACGACTTAGCAGATTTTACACCGGAACTGAACTGGGAAGGACTACGTGCAGAGATGAGCAGTTATGGTGTACGCAATGCCACATCGATGGCCATTGCTCCTGTAGAGTCCAGTTCAGTTGTGATCAACTCAACCAATGGCATTGAAATGCCCATGAGCCTGATCTCTGTAAAAGAATCCAAAGCAGGTAGTCTAACACAAGTGGTGCCCGAGTACCACAAGTTGAAGAATAAATATCAACTGATGTGGGCGCAGAAAGACTGTGACGGATATTTGAAAACTGCGGCCGTATTGGCAGCATATGTAGATCAAAGCATTAGCACAAATACATTTTACAACCCAGCACACTTTGGTGATCGAAAAGTTCCTACCACATTGATTGCAAAGAACTTGATGCAGGCACACTATTGGGGATTAAAAACATTTTACTACAGTTTGATTAATAAGGCCGGGAGTAAAGGACAAGACGAGGACGTTGCAACACCATTGGAAATCATTGACTTTGATGCCGAGGAAGACTGTGAAGCATGTAAATTATGAGCAAACAACAATACGATTTAAAAACAAAAACAGACTATCTCAATAGAAAGATGTTTCTAGACCCAGCAGGTCCAGTTACTATTCAACGATTTGAAGAAGTCAAATACAACAAGATTGCCAAGTACGAGCAAGAGGCACGTGGGTTCTTTTGGGTACCAGAAGAGATCTCTCTAACCAAAGACTCGCAAGATTTCAAAGATGCAAGTGAAACAGTCAAGCATATCTTTACTAGCAATCTACTAAGACAAACAGCACTAGACAGTTTGCAAGGACGAGGACCTAGCCAAATCTTTACACCCGTTGTGAGCTTGCCCGAACTAGAAGCCTTGGTTTACAACTGGACATTCTTTGAAACCAATATTCACTCAAGAAGTTACAGTCACATTATTCGCAACATCTACAACGTGCCCAAGGATGTGTTCAATACAATCCATGATACAAAAGAAATTGTAGACATGGCATCCGGCGTGGGCAAGTACTATGATTACCTGCATATGATTAATTGCCGCAAAGAACTATTGGAAAAGTTTCCCGAACGTGAACATATCAAAGCTATATGGATGGCATTGCATGCCAGCTATGCCTTGGAAGCATTCCGCTTCATGGTCAGCTTTGCCACAAGTTTAGCCATGGTAGAGAATCGTATCTTCATTGGCAATGGCAACATCATTCAGCTAATTCTGCAAGATGAGATCTTGCATAAAGAATGGACGGCTTGGTTAATCAATCAAGTGATCAAAGAAGATCCACGTTTTGCTGCCGTCAAAGCAGAATGCGAACGTGAAGTGTACCAACTGTACATGGATGTGATCCGTGAAGAAAAAGAGTGGGCTGATTATTTGTTCAAGCATGGCCCTGTAATTGGACTCAATGCCAACATCTTGAGAGACTTTGTGGACTTTACTGCCAAAAACGCACTCAACGAAATTGGTATCAAGTACACAGAACCCGCGCCAAAAACAACACCTATTCCTTGGTTCAACAAGCACGTTGACACCAGCAAGAAACAAACTGCACTGCAAGAGAATGAATCAACTAACTATGTTATTGGTGTTATGAGCGACAGTATCAACTATGAGGAGTTACCAGAATTATGAACAGCGATATCCAACGAACAATTGAAGCATTACAACCACGTGTGGATGATGAGTGGTTTGGGCCCGGCACATTTTCCACATTCAAACACCCCACCCCTATTCAGTATCAAACAGCCGAGGAATCGGGCACAGTTGAAACACTCGAAGGCCCGGTAAATTACATTGCTGGCCATAAGATCATCACTGGCCCAAAAGGTGAACAGTATCCTGTTACCCCTATAAAATTTGCTGCCTATTATGATGACAACGGAGACGGAACTGCTACTCCCAAGAAGATTAAGAAAGTGGCAAAACTTGCCGACCATGATGGGGTATTACACACGTCATGGGGTGATTTAAATTACAGCAAAGGCCAAGACTACATTGTCCGACATGGCCGAGGGGATTATGGTGCTGTCAAAGCAGACATTTTTGCCAAAACATACGATACATCGCAAGAAGGAAAACACAAATGAAAGCAATTGTATGGAGCAAATATCACTGCCCCTATTGCGATCAAGCAAAGGCACTATTAAAACAAAAAGGTATCCCATTTGAAGAACGCAAGATCGGCGACGGATATACTCGAGAAGAATTTTTAGAAGCAATACCAATGGCACGAACAGTTCCCCAGATTATCCTTGACGGAGAACTGATTGGTGGATTTACAGAACTCAAAGCAAAACTAACAGAAAGCATCGGATGAAAATTGTAGCAGAAACAGGCAAGGTTTACACCTTTAAATTAAACTCTGGTGAAGAACTCATTGCCAAAGTTACAGATGTGTCCGGTGAATGGGTCACAGTTGAAGAACCAGTGAGTGTGGCACCCGGGCCGCAGGGCCTGGGACTGGTGCCCAGTATGTTTACCGCAGATCCCAAGGAAATCGTGAGGCTAAATATTAATAGTGTAGCAATCTATTCTCTTACTGATGATTCAGTAAGAATGAAGTATATTGAAGCCACAACTGGCATCAAGGTGCCCGAAAAGAAACTAATATTAGGATAACATGCCGGCAGTACAACGTAAGGGCGATGCAGATACAGGCGGAGGGATAATAACTTCGGGCGTGAGTTCGGTAAGAACTAATGGTATTCCTACGGCCACAATCAGTTTAGCTGTAAGTTGGCACGGTAAAAAAGCACATGCGGCCCCGCAAACAACCGGCGGCATTGGTAGTGTACGAGTTGCTGGCAATCCCATTAGTGTTACCGGTGATGCCGACACTTGCGGCCATACACGAACCGGCGGAAGCTCAAATGTAAGGGCAGGATAATGGCTGGTCCAGGATTTAGTACCCCGGGTACATACACTCCATTGCAACTAATTGCCGG